TGAACTACACCCCTTCTCGTGATATTAAAGGCGAGTATGGAGTAGATGTACGTTATGGAATTATGTCTGGTATGGATCCCAATCGTGCCATTATTGCTTTACTACAAATGCGTAGCGACAAACTTGTCTCACGTGACTATGTACGCCGTGAAATACCAATGGAGTTAAATGTTACCCAAGAAGAACAACGTGTGGACATTGAAGAAATGCGTGATGCTTTGCGTATTGCTGTGGCTCAGTATGCCCAAACTATTCCAGCTCTTGCAGCACAAGGGCAAGACCCTTCCGAGATTGTCACACGTATCGCAGATGTTATCGCGGGTCGTCAAAAAGGACTTGCATTAGAATCAGTAGTACAAAAAGTATTTGCACCACCAGCCCCAGTTGAAGCGCCAGTCGCTCCTGATATGCAAGGCCAGATTCCAGCAGTAGGTGCGCCAACCGCTCCTGCCTCGCAGCAACCTCCATCTGAACAAGCTGGTCAGGCCCCTGCTGCTGGTCAACGTCCCGATATATCCCAACTACTAGCCTCCATTGGTGGCGCAGCATAAATGAGGGAGGTGTAATATGAATAAAGGATCACGTGCAGCAGCATCATTAGCAAAGCCTAAAGAAGGCAAGATAGATCACTCGAAGCCAGCAGGCGGTAAAGTGATGCCCCCTATGACCACAGTAGGACGTAAAGGAAACGCAGTCAAAAAAGGTTAATATTACTGGAAGGTGTACTGGATGATAAATAATAAAGTTAGTCGTCCAGTACGCCCGACAGACTTCATAGTGTTGTTTGCTAACTTACTAAATAATGTAGTTCACTCAATACAAGTATTTACTGATGAGATGTATGAGTTATCCATCTACCACGCTAATCGCAAAACAGAAGAATCCTACGCTTGGGAACAAGCATCAAAAGATTTAGAAACTTTATCGGAGGAAACAGATGGCTGAAAATCCCATTGCTGGTGTCTCCGGACCTGGTAAGTTTGCAAAACGCACTGACGTTGGAACACCTGAAATGAAAATGGGTTCTATCGCCTACGGCGAAGGAGTTGATACACAGGCTATTAACTCTGGAGCGCCCAAAGCCACTACCCCAGGTGTTCAAGCACAAAGCCTGTCATCTATGGGACTTGCCCCATCACAGCAAGAAGCAAGTGTTGGTCTTTATGACAAAACACAAAGACCAGATGAACCTATCACTTCTGGTATTGACTTAGGATCAGGTGCAGGAACTTCTGCTATGGGTATGAACAGATCAGTAGAACGGCTCTCCGATGCTTTGGTAAAAATGCTACCCTTTGACGAAACAGGGGAAATAGGAATACTTTACCAAGAAGCACTTGCTAGAGGGCAGTAATGGCTGAGAATATAAAAGCAGCAGCGTTCTCTGCAGGACTATTGCCTGGAGAAAATAAAAAGGTTGATGACTATAATAAGTCACTTACCGTTCACCGCCAATTATTAAACCTACCTACAGATGTAGCGTCAAAGGTTTACAATTCTAAACCAGAAAATCAAAAGAAGATTCTTGCTAATAACTATGGAAACGAAGATCCTGCAGAAAAACCCAGTCTCGGCTGGTTTGGAACCGCTAAGTCATATGTTGGTGGAGGCTTTGGACTCGGTTTAGCCGGACTTCAGAACGTTTCAGATTTCACAACACGCGCCTATAGAGCAGTTGCTATCCCGCTAACACAGGGCGAAGTAGGTTTTGCTTGGGATGAAGCAAATGATAAAGGCGAAAAGGTTTTCAACGAAGGTCGTCTTGAGAATGCAAAGAGTAAGTATGGACAAGCAGCCGTTGATGTAGCAGTTCGTATTTCTAGAGGCGAAACTCCAGCGGAAATATCTCAGACTGCAACACCTGACCAATTAAAATATTTGAAACTTGCAGACAAAAAACAAGGTTTAGAAAAAGACCAGACCACCAAACAAAACCAAGCCGATAGGGATTTGTTTCAAGATACCTTAGATGCAGTTAATGCAGCCAAGTTCTCACCTGGTCGTCAGTTAGCAAACATATTACTACCCGGATCAATGGAAGGCTCAGGCTTTTTTTATAAAGCCATATCGGGTGTAACTGATGCTGCCTATCGTATATTTGCAGATCCGCTTCTTGTAGCTGGCAAAGCAAAGAGACTTTATGATATTAAAAAATACGCAGTAGATGTTCTTGTTGGTAATGCTGCAAAAGGTGGAACAAAGTTAGCAGAGTATTTTTCTAAGCCAACGTCAATTAACTTTTGGAACGATTATGGGGCAAACTTGCAAAGCCTTAGCAAGGCTCGCGCAGCAAAAGATGCCAACGCTGCTCTTATTGCTACTAACAACTTAACACGCTTGGCTCCTGAATATGGTCCAGCAGTTATTAAGGATATGTTAAATGCAACCTTGCCAGTTACTGATGTCTTAACCGCTAAGGCATACTTTGAGAATGCGCAAGATCTTGGTTCTATTATAACGGGAAGTATTGGTCGCCGTAGAGTGATTGCCCCTCGCTTAGATTTTGCTCGCAAAACTCGCGTTAATTTAGCAACAACCGCTAATAAAGTTTTTAATATGGATAAAATGGGAAACCGTTTTGTAAACGATTTATTCTATGGCGCTCCCGCAACAACTGATGGAATTATGAAACAGTTTGTTGACGGTGTAGAAAATATAGCCGCTACCGTTAAAGGTAGCGTTCCTGGAAAAGATGTTGGTCGCCTATCTATGCAAATGGTTAACTACAGAATAGATAAGTTCAAAGCAAAATTTACAACAATTCCATTTTTCAAAGACGGTCTTTTTGATGTAACCTCTATTGATGCACCGCAGCAAATGTATCGTTTGGCAAGATTGGTATTGCCCCAAAGAGAATCTAAATTACTTGCTACATCCTTTGAGGCTATTGAAGATATTAACCAGCGTAAAGATGCCTTTTATGGATTGTGGACTACCATTGCCGAAGTTCGTGGACTTAAAACTACAGAAGCAGGCAGTAAAATAGTTCGAGATTTAACAGGTAAAAACCAAACTCGCTTTAGCGTAGGTCGTTATGGAAAAGCAAACGACGGAACTGATCTTGCTATTATCCCATCTGATAATTCCGTATTTGCATCAGCCCCATCTATTGGCGATATTGACAGAGCAGCAGCACGTTCTGGTTTGATTCAGCGTATGCTCGGTGTTGCAAACAAAGACTGGGTTGAAAAGATGACTGCTATGTGGTCATTTGGTACACTTGCTGGTCCACGTTATGCACTACGTAATGCAACAGAAGATTTAATGGTTAACCTTGCCATCGGAGAATCTTTTTGGGGTCTTGCAAAGGGCAGGTTTTTGTCAACCAGACTTAACACTGCTGCAGGATTGCCAAGTGGATTAACCAAAGGCGAAAAAGTAGCAGCAAATTCTTTAGGTGCGGTACTGCGTATTGTCAACAAGAAGGAAGCGGCTTCATTTGCTAAAAGAATGGATGCCATCGAGCCCAATATTGCAAAGGCACAAGCAGAAATTAAAGCACTTCGCGGAACTCTAAAGGCAACAAAAGATCAAACCATAATTAACAATACAAATAAAAAGATTGCTGAACTAAAGATTACCACCAAAGGTGGAGCTATACAGCAGCGTAGAATTATTCTTGCTCAAGCGCTAAATGAAGGAAAATTAAACAGAGCCTTTGACCGTTTAGGTATAAAAAAATTAACACCGTTAGACAAAGAACTTCTTTCCGAACAAATTATTCACGGAGATCTTGACAATGCTCTTGCTGACATTAAAGAAGGCGGAAAAAACTTTACAGTTGGACTTGACTATGTAACACGTGCGGTAAGTTTTACAGAACAACACGGCGTTAGAAGTATGGCTCTTAAAATTTCAACACCTCCATACCAACGAGCCAGAGGCTCTAGAGAATACAAAGCTACAGCCCTTGGTGTAAATGATGAAGCAACTATGGTTCTTTGGCTTATGCGTATTGGTTATTATGGCAATGACGAACTTGGTGCTATTGCTATAGCAAATCTAGATCTAGATAAAGCAGATGCTGTCAAACCAATTTTTAACTGGCTTAATGATGTCAAGAATAAAAAAGTTGTTGATGCCTTCCGCTTGGAAACCAATGGTTATACC